GTTCCTGCACTAAATGCAAATGATGAACCTGCACCAACTGGTCTATGAGTCATTATTCTTATAATACATTTAATAGTTATTTATTATTTTGTTTATCTGCTAATTTCTTCCCAGTCCATAGAAGCAAAAATCTGCTCACCATTAGTTGCAGCAGTAGCAAGAAGTGTGAGTTCAAAAGGTGTAGAAGTCAAACTATTTCTTTCTAACTGAAACTTGAATAATGCTTCTTTGAGAATATCAATTGATGGAGAACCTTGATTTGATGAGTTTAAAAATCCACTCGCAAGTATTCTTCCACCAGCATAAGAAGTTCCTGTGAGGTTATATTCAACACCACTATCAGCACCAGCACTCACCCAACTTCCACCAGTAGTAGTTCCAGATGCTCTTACCTGCCAATTATAATTAACTCCATTACCAATTCCCATAAGAGAAAGTGCAGTCATAATGATAATTGCATCAAAAGCAGTAGTTTTCAATCTCAAACTAACTATAGGATAAAAAGTCCCAGCAGTTGTAAGAGTTCTTGGTGCCGTGATTGGTGTTCCTATTGCCTGTTGTAATCCACGAAGTTCATAACCACCTTCGGAAATGACAGTAGAACAAACTTGTTTAAGTGTGCTTGCACTGGTTGTAATTCCAGTATTTGCAATCTCATATCTCAAAGGTAATGATGCCGTTGTAATATAAGTTGAAGTGATTAAGTTTGCGTGGTGGAATGAATGGCAGTGAATAAACTTCCCATCAACTACAAAACCCAATCTAACTGTTCCAAGTCCTAACCATTCAATATCCATCCACAAAATTTGTGCTTTGGAAATATCTAATGTAACACCAGATGGATTGAGATGCCCTGCACCAAGCATCGTATCAATATTCCAGTTATGTTGCGAAATTTGTGTTGTTATTCCAGTAGATAAACTTCTTTCTACAAAATATAAAGTACTTCCATCAAGTTCCAGATACATTCCATTATCTGCACCAAAGTATCCTACTCTTTGACGAAGATTTGCTTTTGCTGGGTTCATTATAAATGTATTCAATACCTGTAATGATTTTCCTGGTTGATAAGAGAATACTTTTGTGGTTTCCCTAATCACAGAACATCCAGCAGTAGTTCCTATACTAATATTGACTAAACCTTGTGTTGTTACAAATCCAACTGTTGAACCAGTTCCTACAACTAAACCATTCCAAAGATTATTGTCCTTGTATCTGTGGTAACTATCAAAAAGTGTAAGTGGAGTTGAAGTTCTTAAACGACCAAATGCATCGGTTGCTATTGGTGGAAATGTAACAGATGCTGCTGCTGATGATGTAGAAATTGATACTGTTCCCGTAACTGGTAGGGGATTACTAGAACTTACAGGAGCACTATTAAGGTTGAGTGATACTTGCCCAGTTGTTCCAATTCCTACTGTTCCTTGAACTGTAACAGTAGAACCAATACCTGATACTGCGACTGTTGTGACTGGATTGGTTACATAAAAAGCAGTATTAGATATTGATACTGTATTTGCAATTGATACAGTTCCACCAACAGTTACGGAAGTAACAGGATTTAGAATATAAAAACTTGTATTTGCAATTGATACTGAACCACCAATTCCAGTTACATAGAATGAAGTATTGGAAATTGAAACCGATGAACCAAAACCAGAAATATAAAAACTTGTATTAGATATTGCTACGGTATTCAGTAATGAAGAAATGCCAACTGGGAGATATGTAAGATTTAGATTTACTGTCCCAACACCAACTGGAAGATATGGAACAGTTAAAATGCTACTTATCCCAACTTCTGTGATGTGATTATGAACTGGATTTTCTGGAGAACTTGCAACATTCACAGTTGCTCCAATACTCACATCACCATTAATTGTAATATTTGAACTTCCAAGAGATACTGGAAATGGATTTTCAAAAGAAACTGGACTGCCATCTTTTGTGGCAATCATAGGTACTTCAAAAAGGGTCCTTTCTTGGTTTAGAAAGTCCTGTGTATTCTTATTCCACTGTGCCATTAATCATTCACCCCACGATAATTTTTCTGGTTGATATCTTTGTGTGTTTTTAATTTTTAAAGAACTTTGTGATTGTGATGGGTAAATGTTATGAACAATTGCTCCAGGATATTCACCCTGAAGTTGTTCTGTGAGAGCGTTTTTGTTCATCATCTTACCTTCAACTTCAATGCGATATAGTTTTCCTTCCCAAACTACATCAGCAAGAAAAGATTCGGTTGCTTGCTCTGGTTGAGATTCACCATTCATATAAAGATTTCCATTGAAATCTCCAGCGATATTGATGCTTTCTGATAAGAATTGTTGAAAAGATTTCATTTTAGTTACAGTTCCAACGACGGAGGGCTTTGTTGATTCTTGAATCTGGGTCTCTAGCAGTCTTAGCGGAAGTCAATTTTGCTTTCATTCCTGACATACGGCTACAAAAGTTTTTACGACGCTTTGCTCTTTTACCCTTTGGTTTTTTCTCAGTTACAGCAGTCTGAAGTTTTGAACCTGGATTCTCACGACGATAAGCATTTACAGCTTTCTGACTAAGACCATCAGTTTTATCTTTGCGATTTACTGATTGCCAATCTTCAGAAAGTTCTTCTCTCCAGTTTGAAAATTGCTCCTTTTTTACGCAACGATTATAAGTTTTTCCAAATAGTTTTTGTGTTCCTTTTTTCTCATATCCTGGCCAACATTTTTTTGCTTCTTCAACATTATGCTCACCACTTTCAACATAATCTGCTGCGGTATCAATATAATCTGCCGCTTTAGTAATTTTTGATTGTACCCATGCCTCAATGCTTCCCTCACCCTTCATTTTTTTCTTTAAACGCTTCGCTGCAGAAATAATTGTTGAGAGTTCAGAGCGAGCCATTGAATACTCATGATCTTTTTCCTCATTTGCTGGGTGAGGACTATTCGCATGATAATGAGGATTTGACATTGCCACTGATGACAAATTAATTGGTAAAGAATATGTATCCCAATATTTTGGACCATACTTACATTCATCTCTTAGTTCATTCTTTTTACATCTAGGGCAATATCTTTCCATATTAACTTGCTCCGATTTGGTTCCCCAATTATCAGCACCTACTTTACGACACTTGACAAGTGCTCCTGAAGCATAAGCACTTGGCCAAACGCTGTATCTTGATTTTACTTTATTATAGCAAGCGTCTTTTTTGCCGCTGCCTTTTCCTGGTTTATCTTTTACTTCTTGGAGATTCATTTCTTCTGTTCTGACATTTGTTGGACTTACTCCACCAGTTTTCTCTGGTTGGTTTGGATCTAATCTATTCTTTCTTCTTCTTGCTGACTCTTCTTCATCTTTTGAGAGATCTTTTTTCATTTTTGAACTTCCACACTTTGGAGTGGAAGTCTGACCAGGTTGACGAGCACAAGGTTTTCCTGCCCATTTACCACCTAGTTGAACCCATCCAGATTTTCCATCGGAAGACTTTGACTTACCAAACCAATCACGAAGTCCCTCATCCCCAGATTTAGTTTCTTCATAAGCCATACCAACTCTAGTATGCTTCAATTCTCCTTTTTGTTTAGCAATAAGTTTTTTTGAAGCAACTTTTGCACCCTCCGGAGCACTCATTACATTTTCATCTGGAGTTTTTCTACTTGGATTGTCATAAACATCCACATCACCATCAGCATCTCTATCAACATATTGCTTAACCGCATGATGAACCAATTGCTTTAGATCAAGATTTGGATCAAGTTGATGTTGAGATTTTGGTAAATGCTTTGTTTTATGAGTAAACTTTGTAAAAGTTTGTGGTTCCTTTGCTTCAGAAAAGGGAGACTTTGATTTAGTCACTTCGCCTCTTTGTCTTTTTTTACGAGCAGCACAATGAGATTTTTGAGAAAATCCTTTTGGACTATCACAATCAATTGATCTTTTATATTTTTTAGACCAACTCATTGAACTACAAGATTATTCTTTATTATTTAGAAAACCTTGCTTGAGTAATTTTGATAGCTCCGATGTTGATCCAACAAATAAAGCATTGTTTGTGACATTGTTTGTTGTTTTTACTGTATCTTCTTCAACATCCTTTAATTTCTTTTGTAAATCTATAAGTTTATCAGTTACATCACCAACTGATTTGATTAATTGTCCAGCAACTTCATATGCTCTGGGAGAACCACCCTCTCCTGCCAGTTCCATAATGCCATTAATTGCTTCTTGTCCCTTTTCAATCAACGAATATAAGTTTGCACGAGTATATTCATAATCTTTTTTAATGTCATTACTCAGTTCCTTAACGGTATCTAAAGTAGGTTTGTAGTTACTATCTACTTCTACAATGCTACTTTCAACATTCAGTGCTTCATCAATTTTTTCAAACTTATTTGCCATGATTTTACCAATCTATTAGATATCTATACTTCTAGATGGGCTAAAGTCTCTAGAATCTGTAAATGAGAATAGATTTTCGTTGAATCCAAAGT